CTTTTTCGTAGTTTGCAAACCATTCAAGTACCTTTTCATGAGAGATGCGGAGTGGCATCTTGCCGCAGGGCAGAGGGATCAGTCGGCTAAGTGTCCTGCCTTCTGAGTGCTGGGCTTGGTAGCGTACGGCAAACTTCCCTTCCTGCGGAAAATTCCGGGCAATGCTAATTGAATGAGAAAACATCTTGGGGGCAGCTAACTCAAAGTCCACTAACATTTGAGTCCACTGCGACCAAGCCAATTCCTCTGGGACGTTGATAGTGTCATCAGTTTCCATACAACCTCCTGCCGAAAAACCGCGTATGCCTGGCTTTCGCTTCTTCCAACTCTGCGCAGCCAATGCAATTTGGTAGGCCAAGCTTTTGGCGATACTCTGGTATAGGTAGACCGCAAAGGCAAACTGTTCTGGTAGTCAAGATTTGGCTTTCCCTTGCCCGCTCCCTAGCCGCCTCCTCCCACTCCAGTCTTGCTTGCGCGATATCTGCTTCATCAGCCACGTTGTATACTCCCCTTTTGTTGTGCCAAGTCCTGTTTGATAAGTCTTACCAGATAGGCCTGCCATGCTCCAAAGGGCACTTTTTGCTCGACTTCCGAAAAAAGGAGCAGGTCAACACGGCCCACCAACTCTTCTGGAAATGAAATTGTTTTCTGGATACTACGCTCAACGCGCTTAGGCCGTGCCATCGAAAGCCTCCTGTGGGGCGAAGTTGATAGGCTCTGGGAGGGGGAGGTGGATGCTGGGGGATTTGACCAGCTCAGCGAGTAGGTCACAATCTTCTGCTGTAATCGTAGATACGGCTGCCAAGCATCCTGAACAAAATGGAACAGTTTTTGCTGTCTCGAAGAGAACAGCTTGCGGGGAGTTGGTTTCTGGCTCTGCTCTGACTAGCCTGCGCGTTTGAAGTCGCGTGCCGGTCTGGTACAGATACGTCCCTTCCACGCGGGTAAAAGAAACCCCGCACTTGCAATGCAGGGTCTCTTGGTGGTGGATTGTTTTCACTGTCTCCCAGAGGTTGAGTTCCTCTGCTATCAGCACGCTTGCGAGTGTGCTCTGCTGGAATGTGTTGAGCTTACGTCCCTGGGCTTTGGCGCGCTTCGCGCCTGCGATTGCAAGGGACTCGCTCAGCAGGTCGTCTAGGTTGATCGGTTCTGGGGCGTTAGTCATTGAGCATCCCCTTAAGCTCAGCTTTTAAGGCTTTTGCTTTCGGGCCGCGATAAGTTGCGGCACTGCTCAGGAAGTAGAGAACTACGCTTTTAGCGGAGTCAGCGTAGCAGCTGTCATGAATTGACCGAATTTCTCGCATTGCTTGCAGGTACGGCAGCGCATGCCTTGACGGCACTGCCCAATCATTGAAGATTTCTTCCGCTATCGCGCAAATCGCCCTGCGTGGGGGTTTTTCGTCTTGCATACTAAGTGCCTCTTAGCTGGTGGGTGGGTTATTGTTCGCGCATTATTTTGGCATAATACTCTAATAATATCCATGGCGCAATACAGTTATATACTAGCCCGCTCAAAACTGTTCGCCTCCTACAAAAGCAAAAACCCCGCAACAAGAGGCACTAGCTGCGGGGTTTCGGCCTGACCTTTATTTCTCGCCCTCCCGGTCAGTAGGAAGCGGGGGTTTGCTTAGCCTGCAGACAGTTCGTCCAGCATCGCATCGGTGTCAACCGACACCCCTTTCTTGGCCAGTTTCTCGGCTTCCAGGCGATCGGCGATTGCCTTGATTTTGGGGTTGTTGCGCAGGGCGGTTTTCTGTGCGTGATCCTTGTCAGCAAGGTAGGCTTTGATCTGTTCCGGGGTTTTGCCGGTGTGCTCGACCAGAGCGCGGAGCAGAATGCTGGTGCCCGCAAGGCCATTACCTTCGCGCTTGACGCCCCACTCGCCATTGTAAAGGCGGTCGATCAGTTCGTCAATCGCAATTACGCAGTCGTCGGTGTCGGTCAGTCCGGCGAGTTCATCGCCCAGCTTCTGCTCAGCGCCGTGCGCGGCGAAGCGCAACATCAAAGCGTCCGGCACTGTGAAGGTGCGGCTCTCACCGTTGCGGAAGTCCAACTGAACCTGAACCTTCCCATCCGCGATCACGGATGTTTTGATCAGTCGCCGTTTCCCGGCAAAATCCACTACCCTTCCATCCTGCATTGTAACTGTTTCGATCACTACGTCTGGCTTTGCCATTTTCATTTCCTCTTGTGTTGTGGTGGCTTGCTTGTATTGGTGCCTGCGGTAGCCTACCGTGCCCGCTTCATTCATGGAATGCGCTCCAATGCCTACGACTCTACCCCCCTCCCTACAGCTTGTCAATACATTTTTCCACAATTTTTTCCGCCGATGGGCAAGTTTTGCAAAACAAATAAAACTGCCAAAAGATTTGATCTTTGACGATAAAGGTTCGGGTGTCGTATTCCATCAAGCTCTTGTACAATCGATGCCCTGGATAATTCCGTACCGAAGCCCGGAAGGCGGAAAAGCGCTTTTGTTCCCGTTTCATATCTGCCGTCCTCCTCCCACTCGCCAGCAGATATGTGCCAGGCTTTTCCAGAGCCGCCGCAAAAGCCCTTGGGTATAAATCAGGTGATTTTTTCGGGTTCCATGAAGGCATGAGTCAGTCCCGCGTGAAGTATTTTGTTGGCGGAGCTGTTCGACCAACTTCAGCGAACGTGGATAGCAACTTTTTCTGGCTCTCTTCCAGTTCCATCGCCTCCGATGTCTGCGGGGCGGGTGCGCCCAGCTCCTCCAATCGCACTCCTGCTTGCGCGGCGAGCTTCAGCAAAAGCGGATCTTTATCAAGTCGGCTTATCGTGATAGTTGTTGCTGTGTGCAGTAGCTGGCAATCAGCGACAGCCTGCTGCAAAGCCGGGTCGCCCTGACCCTTCCTCGCCGCTTTCGTGGCGTTGTAGAGTTTAAACCGAACGCGCGCCACTTCCGCTTCATCGTTCAGCTGAAGCTCCACATTCTGCCCGCTGGCGGCTCTTTTCCAAAGCTCTTGGTAGAGTGCTTGCGCTTTTGCTGTCATCGAAATTGCTCCTGTCAGTAAGGTGAACCGGGTAAAATCCCACAACGCCCTCAACAATATGCCCCCATCTATCAGTCTGTCAACTAAATCTTGCTCAGTAATACGCGCCGCGCGCGGGAGTTGGTTGGGAGTGGGCTGTGAGTTGGCGCGAGCGTCATGCCGGAGTCACCCCGATGTGCTGGCAGGAGCATGGCGGAAGTATGCCATTTTCCGGGAGTGAGTTCTACCCCACCCGTCCCCGTGGATAGATGGGCAGGTGTCCGTATCCGTACACATAAAAAAAATATCTAGAGGGGGACAGCTGCATAAAGGAGTGAGGGGGGAGGAACTCACTCTAGGAAAATGGCGTGCTTGTGCCATGACTGTGGCAGGGGTAAGACATACTCCCGGCATACCGCTCCCGGCAATTGGCGACAACTCCCAGGAGAGTGCCGGCAACCCGTCTTGAAGTGGGTTATTGTGGGAGAGTTATGCTGGAATAATGGTAGGGGAGGAATGGGATTGGGGAGATATTGTGCATGCGTCTAGGAGCGTCTAGGAGCGCCGTAGAGGGCGTATGGGAGCGATGGAGCGGAACCTATAGGATAGTAGCGGTTTGCGGCTAATCGTGCTCCTGCGGCTCCCTAGGAGACTAGGAACGGTTTGGTACGGTCGCCGTACCACAAATCCGAGGCAAAAAAAATCCCGGCACATTGGCCGGGATTCTAGGACTACCGTCAGGTTTAGTTAGCGCGACCTTCCAGAAATTCGTCAATAGAGGCGTCAATGTCGATTTGTTCCCCATTGCCACGCTCTTCTATAATTTCCGCGATGGTTTCCGCGATGCGCGGGTTTAGACGCAGCGCTTCGATAGTGGAGCGCTTCTGTTCGGCTACGTAGGCACGCAATTGCTCCAGAGCCTTCCCAGTTACGCGATGGAGCGCTTCGATCAGGATTTCATTGGCGGCACTTCCAGTGCCGCGTTGCGTGCTGTTCCATTCACCCGCCACTACCCGCGCAATTACAGTACGCATTGCCGCTATTTTTTCCGCATCCGTGGCCGATTTCCCTGTTTCCGGGTTTCGCCCAATCGCTGCCGCATCGCAAATTTTTTGTTTGAGTCCATGCATTAGCGCATGTCGTTGCATTGTGCCGGTCAGGGCGCTGGCGTCAATTTGCAGGACTTCGGCGCCCATTGATATCGTCAGCAGGGTGCCGTCAATTTTAGTGATTATTTTCATAGTCTTTTGCCTCTTGGTTGGTTGGTTGGTCGTTACACTGAGAGTTGGATACCCAAACTTGCGGCCAGCTCGACACCTTTGCTGGTAAAATTTAGCCATACGTTGCCATCTTCGACAAGAGTGGTTATGTATCCCTCTTTCTTGAGTTGGGTCAGGTTTCCACGCTCTTCTTTCGTGCCACCTACATTACCGCCTACTAGTGGATTTCCGCCCCAGTTGGTCGCATCATTTGCATAGGCAATGAACACGGCTAAGCTTGTCTCTGTCAGGTTGTGTTGCATATAGTATCCTCTTGGTTATAGTGGCACGGGCAAATCCCGCCACTTCCAACACTCTAGCATTTCCCATGCCAGCTTTTCTCCCAAAATTTCCCCAACAAAATCAACAACATACGTTGACCGGCGAGTCAGTTTCCTGCAAATTCGCACCATTTCAGTGCCCCTCACGCACCAATTCGAGGAACCTGAGCAAAATCAATGAGTTAGCGCAGGCAGTTTGCACCAATCTAGCGCATGCCGAAAACTTGATGCGAATGCGTCTCATTCAGGTTCCCGTTACTAACACCCCATTAACATTTCATTAACGCGGCAGTTAACGTCCGATTAACCTGGAATTAACCTGGAATTAACCTGAAATTAACGTGATTAGGTCGCCTGACGTTAATGAAATGTTAATGACCTGCCGGGGGGCGGTCAACCCGCTGGAGGGGGTAGGCAAATGGGCACCTTTACTTGTATATACCACCTCCCCTGCGCGGGCCCATTTCCGTCTCCCTCAGTTCTTTCACCTTCCCAGTTTCCACAAAAATCCCCAAAAAGTCACAAAATTACTATGCCAGTGTTATGGGGGAATAACTAGGGCACAATATCCGCAATCTGGGGATTGACAAATCCCCGCCCCCGGTGATACGCTACGGCGAAGACTGACGCCCAGGCCCACAGGAGCCTCCCGCCATGACCCAACTACTCCCGCTTGCAGGCACGGAAAGCGCCGCCAACGCGCTGCTCCGCGTGCACTACACCCACGATGCGATGATTGATCTGCTGCTGGCCAAGCCGGGCATCACGAACAACGAGCTTGCCGAGCATTTCGGCTACTCAGCAGTTTGGGTTAGCCGTATCATCAACTCCGATGCCTTTAACGTGCGGATGGCGGAACGCAAGGCGGTGTTGATCGACCCTACAATCACAGCTTCGCTGGAGGAGAGGCTGAAAACGGTCGCGTCCAAGTCAGCGGATGTGGTGCTGGAGAAGCTCCATCTGACGCCTACGTCAGATTTTGCCCTGCGCGCGATGGAGGTGGCATCGAAAGCGTTGGGTTATGGAGCGCGGCAGGTAGGGAATACGGTGAACAACAATTTTGTCGTCGCGCTGCCACCGAAAGCTGCGAGCGAGTCTGAGTGGATGGCCCAGAATGCTCCGGTCGCTGTGCAAGTTAGCGGCTAGTTTGTATGAGCCAGATTCTTGCGAGCGCTGCGCAAAAAGTTATCTGGGAGCCTCAGCCCGGCCCGCAGACCGCTCTTTTGGCCTGTCCGGTTTTTGAAGTATTCTTCGGCGGGGCAAGGGGCGGTGGGAAGACTGAAGGGTCGATTGGGGACTGGCTCGGCCACTCCAGCGCCTATGGCGAAGCCGCTATCGGCATATTTTTCCGCAAGAAATTTGTGCAGTTAGCGGAGGTGATCGCTCGCACGAAACAGATTTTCCCCAAGCTCGGCGCAAGGTACAACGAGCAGCAACGAACCTGGACTATGGCGAATGGGGCACGCCTAAAGTTCGCCTATTTGGAGAGAGACTCGGATGCAGAAGAGTATCAAGGCCACAGCTACACGCGCATTTACATCGAAGAACTTACGAACTTTCCTAGTCCGAGCCCTGTTAACCTTCTCCGCGCTACTTTACGCAGTGCTACTGGCGTCCCTACTGGCATGCGCCTTACAGGTAACCCCGGCGGCCCAGGGCATAATTGGGTAAAAGCCCGCTACATTGACCCCTGCCCAAGTGGCTTTAAAGTTATTACCGAAGAGACCGAACTGAACTTCGAGGGCAAAGTTAGCATCGTTCAGCTTTCACGCGTCTTCATCCCCTCGAAGCTTTCGGACAATTCGCTACTGATACGAAACGACCCTACCTATATCCTGCGCTTGCGGCAGTCCGGTAGCGAAGCGCTCGTCAAGGCGTGGCTGGAAGGGAACTGGGACATTGTAGACGGTGCTTTTTTCGACGAATGGGACGAAGCCAGGCATGTCATCTCTCTGTCCAAGTTCCTTGAGCTCCCAATCCCGCCGACAGCCCAACGGTAT